TCAAGATTAAAAAGAGCAGGTGTATCAAAGTACAACAAAGCTAAGCGCACTCCAGGACACAAAAGTAAATCTCATATCGTAGTAGCAAAAGTAGGCTCTAAGATAAAGACAATTCGTTTCGGACAGCAGGGAGCTAAAACAGCCGGTAAGCCTAAAGCTGGAGAGTCTGCTGCAATGAAAGCAAAGCGTAAAAGCTTCAAAGCTCGACACGGCAAGAATATAGCTAAAGGCAAAATGTCTGCAGCATATTGGGCGGATAAAGTAAAATGGTAGAAAAAGAATTTCATCCAGCAGATACAAACGGAGATGGCAAAGTATCTAATGCAGAAGAGGCAATGTATCTTGAGGCAAAACGTAAAGAGCTAGAAGACGCAGACTTAATGCGAGATGCTCAACGTAACATGGCTTGGTTTGCACTCGGTGGAATGCTACTATATCCCTTTGCAGTAGTACTTGCAGAGTTTGCAGGATTAAGTGAAGCAGCTAAAACTCTCGGGTCTATGGCACCTACGTACTTCGTATCTGTAGCTGCAATTGTAGCCGCCTTTTATGCTCAACACGCCTTTACTGGTGGAACCAAATGAAAAAATTACTAATAGCAGTACTACTATTATCGGGATGCGGCATGCTCCCTAGCTTTTATGATGATAATGAGTCAATGCTTGCAGTAAATGTTCGCTACGAAGTAGATCGCTTAGACTGTGATAGTCCACGAGTACTTAGAATTAAAGGAAGTGTAGATAAGCTATACTTCTTTACACAGAGTAAAGGATCTAATGATGTTCTTAAATTAGTTCAGCTTATGAAAAAAACAACTGATCCGATGCCTGAGGTTATGTCAACTTACTTCTGTAATATTAAGAAAAGCATATTAGAGAAGCAAAGCAGAGATATTGCTGATGCGATTATGAGGAGATACTAATGCTAGAACTATCAGATTTAATTAATAGCGACAACAAAGAGATATCATTCAAGGCTCAAGCCCTAATAGAAGTAGAGCAAGGATTAAAGCGAGGCCTTATATCTAAAGCAGAGGCCAGAGAGCTACTAGAAGATATTGAGCGCACGACTGAAATTAAAGAAGGAGCAAGCGATATAGTGCTCAAAAGCCTACTGTTATCAAGTGTAGCAGTCTTAATGGAGTTAGTATGAATATTTATAACAAACGTGGTACTTGGTATCTAATGGAGGAAGGTAAAGAGTTACAAACCTTCAGCACTGAAGCCGCCGCTATAGACGCCTCAAACGGTATAAAATGTAACTGCGAAGATTGTAAGTGCGATCCGTGTGAGTGCAGTACTGGACCTATTGTAGCAGCCCTAGCTTCTCTAAATGCTAAGTTCCCTAAAACATTAGAATCGCTCGATGATGAGCTACTAGAGGAGAATTGAGATGGAATTTGTAAAGAAATGGCACGATAAATTCGGTGAATTATTAAAAGGTTGTGGAGTTAATCCATGGATGCTTTTCATGGCAGAAGGAGCACTCATTGTCCTCTTGCTCCAATGGTTCTTCTAACTGGTAAAATAAAATGGCAGTCGAAATAAGCAGGAGAGATATTCTTTCCGATAAGATATACGATTTACAATCTGAGACAAGGTTTCTTAAACTCCCAGTCGATCCCTATTTGGAATTGCTGGGAATCACAGCACTACCTTCGCAGATGGCAATTATTAATGCGATTAACAGTCCTAAGTACCGTTTTGTTGTTGCCGCCGTCTCCCGGCGACAGGGCAAGACATACATAGCGAACATTATTGGACAACTAGTCTCCCTAGTTCCCGGTTCCAATATTCTTATTATGTCACCCAACTATGCCTTGTCTCAGATTTCTTTTGATCTTCAAAGGAATCTGATTAAGCATTTTGACTTAGAAGTAACGAAAGATAACGCAAAAGATAAAGTTATTGAAATCTCCAACGGTTCTACTATTCGCATGGGTTCTGTAAATCAGGTAGACTCCACAGTAGGCCGAAGCTATGACCTAATCATATTTGACGAAGCCGCACTAGCAGACGGAAAGGATGCTTTCAACGTAGCACTCCGTCCCACACTAGATAAAGAAAACTCAAAAGCATTATTCATCTCTACACCACGGGGTCGCAACAACTGGTTCTCTGAGTTCTTCTATCGAGGGTTCTCAGATGAGTTTCCAGAATGGGCTTCTATACGAGCTACTTATAAAGACAATCCTCGAATGTCAGAGAGTGATATTAAAGAAGCTCGTAAGTCTATGTCCGAAGCTGAGTTTAAGCAAGAGTATGAAGCTGACTTTAATACTTATGAAGGGCAGATCTGGAAGTTTGACTTTGAGAAATGCGTACAAGATTTATCACAATTTGACACCAGCAAAATGGATGTGTTCGCAGGAATGGACGTGGGTTATAAAGACCCAACAGCTTTCTGTGTTATAGCCTATGACTGGGACACTGAAACGTTCTACTTAGTAGACGAGTACTTAAATGCAGAGAGGACCACTGAACAACATGCGAAAGAGATCCAGAAACTTATTGATCGTTGGGATATTGATTACATTTATATTGATTCAGCTGCTCAACAAACAAGGTTCGATTTCGCGCAGAACTATGGAATCTCAACTATTAACGCGAAGAAGTCTGTCCTCGATGGAATTGGTCATGTTGCCAGTATCATTGATAACGGTAAACTTGTTATTGATCAAGAAGCCAAAGAATCCCTCATCTGTGTAGACTCCTATCAATGGGATCCAAACCCAAACTTAGCAAGGGAAAAGCCGAGACATAACATGGCTTCGCACATGGCAGACGCACTTCGGTACGCATTATATTCATTCATAACCTCGAATATAACCTTCTGATGATACCTGTGCAAAAATAGTTATTGACAAGACACCCTAAAGCCGATATAATTCTTCTAATGAAAAATCAGGAACCCAAAAGCAAATGCCTAAGCTAAAACGTGATGTTGTAAAGTATGTACGCGACAAGGCAAAGTCTAGGTATAAGAAAGGTTCCTCTTGCGAGATTTGTAGTGAAACTGAACAGCTTGACTTTCACCACTACTATAGTTTAACGCCCTTGCTTAACCAATGGCTTGCAAAGAATAAACATAACCCTGAGTACATACAGTCGCTTCGGGATGATTTTATAGAAGAACACTCTGCCGAGCTTTACGATGATACTGTGACTCTATGTCATACACACCACTTAAAGTTGCATTCAATTTATGGTAAAGATCCTGCGCTAGGAACTGCAAAGAAGCAAATGCGTTGGGTAGAGATTCAAAGAGAAAAACATGGCTTGGTATAATAATTTATTTGGTACAACCGAAAAGCTGAATCCGGCTCAATTTCATGACGTCGCCACTAAGGAAAGCTCACGAGAGCATACCCTTAGTTATGAGCGCGCCTATGAAGAACTAGAAATTGTAAACCGTGGCGTAAACATGATTGTAGACGACGTGGCTGAGATACCTACTCTTGTTAAACCTCATACTAATACTAAAGGCGTTATTAAAGGCATTAAACGAGTTAAAGTAGAGACTCTACTTAATCGAGAGCCTAACCCTTATCAAGATATTAACTCTTTCCGTAGAAACCTAATTACAGACTTTCTTATTGACGGCAATATATTTATCTACTATGATGGTGCTCATATGTATCATCTACCTGCCGATAAAGTAACAGTACATGCAGACGAGAAAACTTTTATATCTCACTACTCGTTAGTAGATGTAGACTTTACTGTTGATGAAATTATTCATGTTAAAGAGAATTCTTTCCACTCTATCTATCGTGGAGTTCCACGTTTAAGTCCTGCAGCTCGTACAATGAATCTTATGTCATCTATGCGTAAGTTTCAGGATAACTTCTTTAAGAACGGCGCTGTTCCAGGTCTTGTACTCAAGTCACCAAACACTCTTTCTGATAAGATTAAAGATCGTATGATCCTAGCTTGGCAACAGCGGTACAGACCTGATGCAGGTGGAAGACGACCACTAATACTAGACGGTGGTATTGAAGTAGATGCTATTTCAAATGTAAGTTTTAAAGATTTGGATTTTCAAAATGCGATTGCAGAAAATGAAAAGATTATTTTAAAGGCATTAGGAGTACCTCCAATTCTTTTAGACTCTGGCAACAATGCTAATATTCGCCCGAATTTACGACTTTACTATTTGGAGACTATACTTCCTATCGTTAGAAAAATTA